GTTTGGGAAAGTCCCATTCTTTTTGACCGGCACAATCAATAGCAAGTTGTTCAAATAGTTCGTTCACGACTCAACTCCGTTATTCAGCATATTTATAAATTATACAGCCATTGTAAGATAATATCAAGCCCACTTCAGTATGAACCAAGCATAGTCGGATTCATTACGGAATTCAAATACACCTTCGCCTACAAAGCGCCATCCAGGTCCCCACGCTGAGATTCCTATACCTCCACCAAATGTCTCCGCACACCATTTGATGCAGGGCATCCAACCTTGATATGTATTTTTGCTATTGAAAGCCATATCCACAGGTGGCATTATACTAGCCACATACCATCCATCGTAGTTTTGCATTTTAACAAAGACTGAATGTGGTATGGGTGATTAGGTAATGGGCACTGATGATCATCACAATGATGCCAAAAATTTGGACAATTCTATCCATATGATTATTTTTCATTCTTTATATACCAATGATTTGGAATACATGGAAGTTTCAGGACATACAAAATACATAATGTCTCGACCAATAATATCCTCTTCGACATTGAGAAATTCTACTTCATCCACATAATGTTGCTCCTGACACTCGGCGCAACGTACATAAAAAGCGGTTTTCATTATTCAATACCTACCTTAAGCGGCCTTTGTCAAATATTCATTAACCATTTTACCAGGAACAATGTCGCCGTTACGCATCATAAACACTGTGCTGTAGTTCTCACGCTCACCGCCAGGAAACATATCATACTGCTCGGTTTTGCTAACAACCTCACGGCGCATGTAGCCGTCATTATCAATGACACGGCTAGCAACCCACTTGCCACCGGTATAACGGAGTTCAAACGGGGTCTCCCATTCTTGGCAAGCTTTGTCACCATCCTCAGCGATATACCAGTCAACCACGTACTCCTCAAAACCTGCGTTACGGGTTTCGATCAGGGCGGTCAAGGTCGGGATACCCGACTCCTTGACCTTGAGGACCTGCGCGGGGGTGAGGTTAGGGACAATGTAAACGTCCCCACCCTTGAACTTCCAGTAAGGAGTGAGGGTGCTACCGTAGTTTTCACGGATTTGAGTGTTGATGACGATTTTCATATCTGCTCCTGTTTTCTCAGTGTATGAATATAGTATACGCCCAAATCTATTTATTGTCAATTTTTTTTCACTGGTACGCAGACAAAACTTTTATCTACTTTCAATTGGAGTTGGATAACCTTATCCAACTCAGGGTTCCTCTGTCCAGGGATATTCATCTTAGTAGCGTAAATTTCATATAGTGCATTTTGGCATGAGGACAAATCAGCATAAGCACCCATAAACACAAAATTTGCAACGTACAGTAAATTATACATTTTAAGCTTTTAGGATATCGGTGATACGGGCGTGAATCAGATCCATCTCAGCCTGTTCCACGTAGAAATCCGACCGAGGATCATAGTACTGGCCCTCTTTCGTATCATAATACAGAACCCGACCCGAGAAATTGAACGGACCTTCCAAACCCTTACGTGGGCCGTATTTGGTACGCATCTCGTCCATCTGAAATTTGTCTGCCAAAACTTTGTAACCCACGGTGTTCTCCTTGTATGCCTAATTAGGCTTCGACGGTGTAAGGCTTATCCCACTTTCCAATGTTAACATCAATGTACCAGCCTACTGAAAAATAATCAGATTGGATATCTGAATTATCATAGTTGCCATCATTCATGGCTACAATCACTTCCTTGAGAAAGGACAATGCAACGCCATCATAGTGATCCTTGTACCAGTAGGGGTTAACATCACAATATCCCGAAGTGTTCGGCTTAAAACCACGACTAACTTGGTAAAAATCATTACCACACACTTGGTTGCTGTTACCGATGAAATCAATTTTTCCCGACTTCAGGGTCAGAACCAATGTACTGTGATTACGAACACTTAGCGAACCCTTAACACCATACTTGGTCAAGATTGCCTTAATAGTAGGGGCCAATTTCGCTTTACGTTCCTGATCAATATAAGCCATTTGTTTTTCCGTTTTCTCAGTGTATGAATATATTATACAGACATGCCCAATTATTGTCAAATTTTGGACATGTTGTTTTTACACAACACGATAAATCACACCTTGAGGGGTAATGTTTTTTTGAATTCCTTGCATAGCCCAATCACTTTCTAACAGTTGGAGAGCCTTTTTATTACGAACCGTCCCACCGTGCACCTTAACACGGATCCATTTTTGGCAGTTAGTGATTGATACTTCCTTAGCCGTATAAACCAATTCTAAAGCCAACTTTACTCGGTCGGCTCGAAGCTTTTGGGCGGCACTGAATCGGCTAGCGTTGACTGCACTACGCATACTTGCGTCCCTAGAAGCACACCATGCATAGTAACCGGCGCTTTTGAACTCAGTTTCCTTTTCTAGCATATTCATGTGAACTCCGTTTTCTCAGTGTATGATACTATTTTACGCCCAAAATGATTTACTGTCAACCTTAGAAGGCCGAATCATAATCTTGAAATTGTTCCTCACTATCATAGGGTAAATCGGGCTCATCCAAATCCATGCGGATCTGATCTACCCAACTTAAGGGAATATCAAGCCGACTTGCAATCACCGTCGGGAATACTCCGTCTTCCAAGAGTTCTTGAATTTCTGTATAAAGCCTGCCCATTGCACTCATATCTAACTCCCTTTTCTCAGTGTATACCTTAAGTATACGCTATCATAGATTTAATGTCAACTTAAGCTTTCAACCATTCCATTTGCGATTTGAATCGGATGCTCTCTGATCCATCATAGTCTTCGATAATAAATTCTTCTCCCTCTTTGATCCAATAGATGGTCAAGTCTTCGGCACCACCATAGTAACCCTCAGGATATCTATCTTTACAATATATTACAATGTCTATAGAAGGGGTTAGATTTTCGACCATTTCTACAACCACTGGATCATAGATAAGTTCAGGGATATCATGCCAACTATACCACCCAGCGCCGTAGCCCGGGCTATACAATACAGCAACTTTACCATCACGGATAACTTTTTTCATTTATATAATCCTTATTTTTGACCTTTACTAACCCATTGGTATGCCACTTCTTCAAAGTCAAAAATTTGACCCTGTTGTCTATAACGTTCTTCACATGGTCCACAAACTGTTTGATATATGATAGCCCGTTCACCGTAGCGATCCGTGCCCTTAGCCATAATATGGTAAGATTGTGTAAAGTTGTAAATTTCGTGACCGCAGCTTAGGATAATTCTACTCATGTTTGACAAATCCAGTAGCTATGTTTAATCCAAGGGCCTGTACTAGTACGATACCATTCTGACAAGACAACTCGTTGTTGACCCAATGGGCAATATTTGTCTTTGGTTAAAACCATGCTCATTGAGGGTAAGCAGTGCAATGCTAAGACCAGTGCAATAAAATATTTCATTTTCGCCACTAAATTTTTTTCATCAAAGTCTATTCTAGTTCAATTCGGATTTTCTGTCAACCTCAGGAAGTACTGGACCAATTTAACAGTTGATAATATTTGAAATCATCTCTTCTTTTGGGCACGCCGATACCAGTAATTTTCAGTCCTTCTTTAAAAATATTATCCCATAAATGTTGTAATGGATTATTAATTTCTATTTGTATCTTATATGCATAATTATTTACATCTTTTAGCCAATACTCAATGCACTTAATTCTCTTATTTTTACGGATCAATGATTTAATGGGAGTCAAATCATGCTTGGTTAATTGTACACTATTATCCATATCGATATTAGTTTCAATAGATCTTTTAATTTCATCCAACTGAATATCATATTCATGAAAATATGGTAACTTAGTTATAATAGGAATATATTCTTCTTTAAATTTTGAGCTATCACCATTAATATAATAACCTAAACATTCTCTAAATTTAGTGATTTTAATTTCTTTTAAGGCCCATACCACAAGTTGATGAGAATAATAAGTGCGTATTTTGTTAGCAGTTTCTCTATCCTCATCTGTTATCTCACTGAAGACCCCGGAATCTAAAATATTTCTAATAGAAACTTGACCTCGATAATTTTTATCAGAAATTATTCTTTTATGTGCTACGCTAAGTGCCAAAGAATCCGCGTTAATTTCGAGTATTTCATATTTTTTTATGTGATTTGGATCATAATTCTTTAATAAATCACCTATATTAATAGCTGGAATATTTCCCCCAAGCGTTATCGAGTTAGAAGCATTCCAATTAAATTGTTGAGTTGTAAGTACGCTTTGTGGGGTTCCGGTAAGAGCACTAATCTGCTTGTTAGATAATGTTGAAAAAGTTTTAGCCATATTTTTTATCCTATTTGAATGTCTTCCATGCCGGCTGCTCTTAGTCTGACTACATGGCCCAACATAAAGTTTTTAGATTCTAACCCTTTCATAACACCTAACCATTTATTTCTTAATAGAGCCACTTCATTGATAAGTGTTTCAAAATCAATAACTTCATCTTCACCATCAACATACTTTTCAGCGTCACGGCTAGTTAGCGCTCTATTATACGCTTCTAAATATTTTTGAAAATGTTTTCGGCGAATTTGTCTAAGTTTGATATTAAGATAGTTTAACACAGCCTCAATTTCTTGAAGCTGGTTAAATCTATGCTCAGTAATGCCAGGTAAGCCGGCAATGTTTTTTTCAACATTGCCGTATATGGTCACTTCTTTTTTAGCTGAAACTAGTTCTAATTCGTAGTATGTTATGAAATCGGGTATAACGGAAAGGTCTTGCGATATTTTCGTATACCAATTCATTTAACGCCAATCATCATCATCGTAAGAATCATCATATGAATCTTCATAACTATCATCAAGTTGATCCAATTCTTCGATATTATTTTTCAATGCGGTTAGTACAGACCTTTCATCTCTAAAGGCTTCTCTAATATCTTCTGATTCATAATCGTTATTGATTAACAAATCAATCAAGTTTTCTGCAGCCACATTTACTTCACTAGGTTCAAGATGAAATTTCAATACATCCCATACTTCTGCAATAAAATTTAAGTTCATAGTTTTTTCCTAAAAGTAAAATTATTATTCAGTAGTTTCCTCTTCGGTAACTACAGTACTTATTTTATTTTGAGATTTTTTTGGAAAATCAATCATTACTTTATCTAGGCAACCTTCGTCATTTGCTTCCCATCCTTTACGGAAAAACTTCAAAATTTCTCCATCAGTGGTAGTGTAAGACAACCTATTACCTTCTTTAGTAAGTAGTCCTGATTTTTCTATCAAATCTAATAGTCCACTATAAGGGCTCATTCCTGTTTCATAGGGGATTTTAACTTGAACGCTCTCAAAAGGTTTAGCATAACGAGTTTTCATAATCTTACAAGCACTACGAATACCTCGAACCTCACTGACCTTGTTGCCATCCTCATCTTCTTTAAGTTTAAGTTTTTTCATAGCAACTACAATTGAACTTGCGTATACAAACCCCTGACCACCTGAAATTTTGTCATCTGGATCAAACATATCCTGACTTGCATATGTATGATTAGTAGCTACTAACCCAACATTATGATTACCGAACATATTAACACAGTTTCGAACCAATGCTGTCAATGCTTTAGGTTTACGACCCATGTCACCTTTCATATCACCTGCTTCAAATTGATTAACATCGGTGGGTGTTAGTAACATACCAATGCTATCAATAATAAACATAACTTTAGGCTTTTCGGCTTCTGGTAATACTTTATAGTCAGTCATAAACTTACTGATAGTTTTAGCCACATCATCAATCATGGCCATGTTTAACTTCAATAGTTTATCTTCACTTGTATCTACACCCAATGCATGTAACCATGCTTCATCAAGTGCATTTTCAGTATCAATTAATACTACGAAGATGCCTTGTTGTTGTGCATGACGAACTAGGTTACCTGCACAGATGAAGCTTTTGCCCGATCCGCTTTCTCCGGCAAAGACAGTAACCTTTCCAAGAGGAACGCCTTTATTAAAATCACCACTAATGAGGTAGTTGAGAGCATAATTTCCTGTACTGACCCAATCGGTTGGATCATTAAATCCGATAGATAGTCCTTCGATAGACTTTGTAATTTCTTTTCTAAATTTTGAAACATCAAATGGTTTTGCCATGTTAGCCGTCCATTTCCATTGCTAATGCTTCCTTGATTACTGCAAATAGTTCTTCTTCCGAAGAACAAAGGATCTTGCAAGTTTTCCAATCATTTTCACGGTCACGGCCGCCTACTTCAATCATATAGCCGTTATCATAACGGTTTACTGTAAATGATTCGTTTACCTTTTCTAGTTTGTGTAGTTTTGACATTTTATTTTCCTTATTATTTGTGTATTCCGCTAGCATATAGCTTATCAGCAAAAGATAGTTTGTCAAGGATTTCTGGACATTGATCTGCAATACGGTCTAATTCATAATCGCTAGGATAATGTCTAAGAGCAGCCCTTGCTTTATCTCTAACTAAGCTGGGAACACGAGGAGTACGACCTGGATCGCATAACTCCTCAAGTAGTTTTTTGCCTTGCTTAAGGGCTCGGAATCTTTCGTCTGGTAGTGTCATGGGAATTCTCCTAAGTAAGGGAGCATATGCTCCCTAACTCCTATTACGCAGATTTCTGTCTAGCTCGGATCATTGCCAAAATGTCTTGCGCTTTATCGCTTTGAGCATTTTTGGGAACTACAACTGGGCTTGATGCTTCATCATCATGGTCATCATGTGGATCTGCTACGGGTGCGGTTGCGGGTGCGCTACTAGTAGTCGCCTGTGTTTCTACCGCGGTTGCTCCTGCAGGTGCTTCTAGACCATATGGGCGATAGTATGCTCCCCAACGATCATTGTCGTACGGGCGGCCTTCAACACTTGCTTCAAACATTTCTTTGATAACACGCAATTCAGCCTCACTAGGCTTCTTGGGTAAGAAGTCTACTAAATTGAAAAGACCATATGTTTCAATTGCTTGTTGCTCGGCTTCGGTCAATGCGCTTTCCCTACGAGACCAATTACTGGTACTGTAGTCAGCATAACCACCTTTGCTGGTTTTAATAATTTTAAAATCCAATCCACGAACATAATCTGTAGGGAGTTCTAGGATCTCGGGATCCATTAAACCAGTACGGATAATAGGAATAATTTGTGGGCTGATAATAAACCTACGAATAGGATTCGCAGGAGTCTTGTCATCCTGAATAGGGTTTTGACGAACAAACCCTTGAAAAATATAACTGCGTTTCTTCCAATACTTGTTAGCCATTTCCTTAAGACTTTCGTCCTTGTACCATGGACGAACTTCTGCCAAAATAGGACAGTTATCACCATACATTTCTACGCATGGAACTTGTACCTGAATTTGCTTAGTATTAGAATCGCCTTTAACTCCGTTGAATGGGAGTTTAATCATAGCCCGCTCTACCCAAAAGAATTCATTCTTTGATTCCGCATCTGGAAGAAAACGAAGGGTAGCTGAAGTACCTTCATCCATGTTCCAATGTGGGTAGATTGCGTTATCTGATTGGGTGTTAGAACCCTTGATTGACTTGTTTTCTTGCGCTGAAATGCGAGCGCGGATTTCTGCTAGACTTGCCATTTGTTTTCTCCTTAAAAATGTGCCTAATTTGAGCCTAAATATGATTTAAATGTCGTTGTCAGGAGACAACTAACACAGTACTAAGTATATAACAACTTTCATGCTGCGTCAAGAGTATTTATGCCGGATATGGTAAACCTCACTAAAAAGTGAGGTTTTTTAGAAAGTTATTTACCCAATAATCGTTTGAGTGCAGCCAATTCTTCTACACCTTCAGTAGTTACTGCTTGATCAACTGTATTGATAAAATTTTCATTAGCGCCAACTAGTTTACCAACTGCGCCTTTTTTACCAACCTTTTCGGTTGGGCCTAATTGTCCTACACGCTTTTGGTTGGCATCTAGGTCTTCCGCCACACCTTCTTCATCTAGTTTGTCATACTTAGCACGGATGTTTGCCATCTTTTCTTTACTAGCGCCATCACGGCCTGCTTTGCGTAAAGCATCCATACCTTCTTTGCCATATTTCTTATTACCAAGATATGCCTGTAGTCCACTTTCTTCAACTTCTTCTTCTTTAACTAAACTACCTTTAGTAACTCTTTCAATGTCGCGTTTGATTTGTGCTTTCTCTTGTGGAGACTGCGCTTGGTCATATTTCACAGCCATTCTTTGTATTATGGCTTCGTCTTCACTACTGATATGCGCTCCTAGAGTACCTATGATTCCTAAACCTGCTAAGAACTTTCTTATAGCTCCCTTGCCTTCATCCAATTCATCTTCAGGAATACCAACTGGATTAAGTGCTGTTTGACCACTATCGCCTTCTTCTTGTAGACCTAGCTGTTTAGCTGCAAGATATGCTTTAAGTTTTTCTTTTTCTTGGGGAGTTAGTGGCTTGCCTGCTTTTAATTTGCTTTGTAATAACTGAATATAACCACTATTATCGTCTTGTTTATACTCATTTAGACCCATTTGTTTAGCTGCAAGATATGCTTTAAGTTTTTCTTTTTCTTGGGGAGTTAGTGGCTTGCCTGCTTTTAATTTGCTTTGTAATAACTGAATATAACCACTATTATC